GAGTTCTTCGGGGAAGTCTTCCGGACATTCGGGAAGCCGACCCAGGGAATTGACCATCTGATTCCGCTCAATTGGAATAAAAAAGTGAAGGTGGAACGCTATGGCTAAAAGCTTTAAATTCACTTGGGACGGAGACGGGTATGATGTTCTGAAGAAATCCACGAACATTCAGCAGGAAGTCAGAAAGTATGCTGATCGGGTACATAGTATCGCCGGAGATGATTTTGCTGTAGAACACAGATCATACCTCCACTGGGATGGCTATGTGGTCAAGCCGAAAGATGACGAGGCATACAGGAAGAACCTGCGAGAAAACATACTAGAGAAAGCATGGAGGGCAGCAAGAGGATGATCCTAGAGAAAAAAATAATTGAATACTTAACTCCACTGCTCTCCGTGCCTGTGGTTACTGAGACCCCTGAGGATGATACAGCTTCCTATGTTCGCATTGAAAGAGTGGGGAGAGCGGTCAGGAACCGAGTGACCACAGACTCTATTGCGTTCCAGAGCTACGGCATGACCATGCTGGAGGCAGCGGAACTGGATGAAGAAGTCCAGGGGCACATGGAAGGATTTCTCTCTCTCGATGAGATCTCTAGCGTGACCCTGCAATCAAATTATAACGCAACTGACACATCTAACCTGAAATACCGGTATCAGTGTATTTATGACATTGTATACATTTAGGAGGTTAATACATGAGCAATAATAATGCATATGTCAGCACAGGTAAGCCAAAAATCGGCGGTGCGGTATTCCGTGCGCCTCTTGGCACTACATTGCCGACAACCGCAGACGAAACTCTGGACGCTGCTTTTGTGAATCAGGGTTACTGTTCTGAGGACGGACTGACAAATAACAATAATAAAGAAACTGAATCAATTAAAGCATGGGGCGGTGACACTGTTATCGTTGTAGGCACAGAGCATAAAGATGAGTTTGGTGTCACTCTGATCGAGGTTACCAATCCGGATGTTCTCAAAACCGTTCATGGTGATGACAATGTATCCGGTGCCCTTGATTCCGGCCTTACTGTGCGTGTAAATTCCGATGAATTACCTGAGTCTGTATGGGTAGTTGATATGATCCTTCATGGTGTCATGAAGAGGGTTGTCATTGCTAAAGGTAAAATTACTGAGGTTGGTAAAGTAAGTTACAAAGACGACGATGCTGTCGGATATGAACTCACCATCACCGCTATGTCCGGTGGATTTGCTGACGGGGATACTCATAAAGAATACTTAAAATCCATTTAGGAGGGTTAAAAGATGATAACAGGCAAGACGCCTAACGGATTTAACGTCTCGATTAAAAAAAGAGTAATTCATTCCATGGACATGACCAGGCGTCTGGCTTCTATGGGTGAAAATACTCCGGTCAAGGACTTCATCGATATGTTTGAAAGATTGTTAGGCAAGGAACAGTTCGACAAACTTATGGAGCATTGTGACGAGAGTGCCACAGATGAGAAATACGGAGATGACATCTTCCAGGAAGAAGCAGCCTATATCTTTGAACTTCTTAACGAGGATGAAGATGTAAAAAACTGATCATCCTCTCCCGGATGCTGGATACAGACAGGACCGCTCTTTACTGTGATCTGGCAGAGACTTACCATGTTTTCGGGTTTGAATCCCTGCCAGTCACAGATTTGGCAATGCTGGCATCCGGGTTGAGGGATAATTCAAGAATAAAACAAAAAATGAGCGGAATCACCTATCCACCGACAGAACTGATCCTGGCAAGGATGGCCGATACGGTATCATTGTTCAGATATGGTTTTATGGAGGATAAGAAGGGAAAAAATATGCCGTATCTGTTCACGGAACATTTACGGGAAGACGATAAAACAGACAAGCCACAAAGTTTCATGTCCGGAGCGGAATTTGATGCTGCGTGGAGAAAGGCAGGAGGACAATAAGATATGGCAGCAGGAAATACAATTGGCCAGGCTTATGTGCAAATTCTGCCATCGATGAACGGATTCTCAAAGGCAATGAATGCCCAGGGCGGAGCAGCAATGGATTCCGCTGGCGGAAATGCCGGCAAGAGATTTGGATCTAAGCTTGTAGGCATAGCTGGGAAAGTTATAACCGCTGCAGCAATAGGAAAGACCTTCAAGGATTCTATTGAGGCCGGTGGGGCGCTCCAGCAGTCTATGGGTGGCATAGAGACATTGTTCGGGAAGTCGGCAGATATTGTAAAAAAGAATGCTTCACAGGCTTTTAAATCAGCAGGGATGTCAGCGAATGAGTACATGGAGAACACCACATCATTTGCAGCATCCCTGATTTCTTCTACTGGGGGAAATACTCAGAAGGCGGCCAAACTGGCAGATACCGCCATGAGAGATATGAGCGATAATGCCAATAAAATGGGTACGGATCTGGGAAGTATAACCCAGACTTATCAATCTCTGGCTCGTGGCAACTATGCCATGTTGGACAATTTAAAGCTTGGATACGGTGGGACCAAGTCAGAAATGGAAAGACTGATGTCAGACGCCGAAAAGCTGACCGGGGAGCATTACACGGTTGGAGACTTTGGTGATACCGTAGCAGCCATCCACGCCGTTCAGGAAAACTTGAAGATTACCGGCACCACGGCAAAAGAGGCATCAACAACTATGTCCGGCTCTATGGGGATGATGAAATCTGCTTGGACGGACTTCCTTGGCAACCTGGCCATCGGTGGAGATGTTACTGGATCGCTTAAGAATCTTCTGTCTTCAGTTAAGACATTCCTGGTTGGGAATCTGCTTCCTATGATAGGCACTATCTTCACCAGCATAGGAACGATCATCCAGCAGACTGACTGGGGAGCTGTAGGGAAGTCAATTTTAAATGGATTAATAAATGGCATTAATTCAGCCATATCCACCTTTTCCAGTGTGGCCTCATCGATTGCTGGGTATATTTCTTCCATTGACTGGGTGGCGACCGGTCAAAAGCTTTTAACTGGATTATTCACCCTGGTAAAAAGCATTGATTGGGGTTCATTGGTAAATGCTGCGCTTACTCTTGTTGGGACGGCTTTATCGGCAGGACTAAGCCTATTGTCAGGCGTAATCATCCAGGCTGGCACATGGATCGGCAACATCTTCAAGCAGATGGCGAACGTGGCAATCCAAGCCTGGAATAGCTTGAAGTCTAGGGCTGTTGCTATTTGGAACAATATTAAAACAGCGATTTCTAACGCCCTTAAATCTACATTGAGTGTTGTAACAAATACTTGGAACAATATAAAAGCAAGAATTAGCCAAACCATCCAAAACATTAAAACAACAGTTGCGACCACATTCAATAATGTTAAGACTACCATCTCAAACATCTTCAGCTCTATCGTGACTACCGCATCCAATACCTGGAACAAGGTGAAGGATGCCATTATGAAACCGATTGAGAAGGCAAAAGAAGCCGTGAAGAATGCCATAGATAGAATTAAATCAATTATCAGCGGTGTGAAACTGAAACTTCCACATTTCGAACTGCCTCATTTCCATCTCAGTGGTGGACAGGCTCCGTTTGGACTTGGTGGCAAGGGATCACTCCCACACTTCTCTGTTGATTGGTATGCAAAGGGTGGTATTTTTGACAGTGAATCCATTATCGGATACGGCGTGGGTGAAAAAGGCGCTGAAGCTATTGTCCCTCTTGATAGATTCTGGAATAAGTTGGATAAGATTGCAGATAATTCGTCCTCAGGAGACACAAACAACATAACTATTAATGTTCAGGCATCTCCGGGAATGAACACAAGAGAACTGGCAGCAGAAGTTGAAAGAAGACTGATTAACAGCACGAACCGGAGGAGATTGGCATGGTAATAGATTATGGGAAAATAATATTTGGAGATGTCGATTCTTCTGAGTACGGAATCTATATCAGTGGTGAAGGTGTATACAATGCTCCTGAGAGAGCTGTGGAGTTTGTGGATGTCCCTGGGAGAAACGGGGCAATTGCTCTTGATCAGGGGCGTTATGAGAACATTAGTATTACATATCCGGCTTTATTGCTGGAAGATGATCAGGAAGATTTCCGGGAGAAGCTATCTGACTTCCGGAATGCAATCCTGTCTCAGAGGGGATACCAGAAACTTGAAGATTCATATCATCCGGATGAATATCGGATGGGAGTTTACGCTTCTGGTCTTGAAGTTTCCAAGTTATTTAGAAAGATGCGTGGCGGAGAGTTTGAACTTACATTCAACTGCAAGCCTCAGAGATGGTTGACAATGGGTGAATACCCTATCCCGGTAGACTCCGGGGATATCCTGGAAAACCCATCTGTATTTGATTCTGAGCCACTACTGGAGATTGAAGGCTATGGAAGTGTATCTTTTAATGGGTATGATATAAGCATTGAGGATGCCGTGATGGGTGATACTGAGATAGTACCACAGGATGCGGTTGAGGAATTAATGACCATTGTCAAAAGCTATCCTATAGATACAAATTTGTTTAATACCGGTGATGATATAACAGTAGATCCGTTGTCATTTACGTTTTATGTGACTTCAGATACTGCTATGTATACCGGAGTCACATATTCAATTGATAGTGGTTCTACGATTACACCATCAGTAAAAGTTCCGAGCTGGTCAGCCAATAATAGGGGCAATAGTCTTGTAACCACTTTGACGTTCCCGCAAATCGTACAGAGCGCAATTGCCAGCGGAGGATCTACCGTTACCAAGGTGGCCCAGGTGGTTGTAAGCGGAGCAAAATACGGTGGAGGAACAGACACAGTTACAGTTGTCGCATCTGTTTCTTTCTATCCTGACAAAATAACCATAGCGATGAGCATGAGTACATCCGGAACTGCCAGGAAAAGACATGTTGTGTATGCATTACAGCCTATTATGGTGGATTCTACTGTCAACCTATTAGGGCATCCAACTTATATAGACTGCGAGCTGGGTGAGGCGTATAGGATTGTTAATGATGAATATCAATCATTGAATAAGTATGTTGTTTTGGGGTCTGATCTGCCTACATTCGCACCAGGTTCAAACAAGGTAATATTTGATAACACGATAACTGATCTGAAGATTGCTCCTAGGTGGTGGCGCATATGATGCCTATATTATACGAATCAAATGAAACGGACTTTAGTTCCAACGGCCTGGGTCGACTCCGGGACTGTATCCGGTGTGAAGTGACAGAGGAACGGAATGGAATCTATGAGTGTGAGATTGAATATCCGGTTACTGGATCTCATTATTCTGACATTATTCCCGGTCGGATCATCGCCGTGGAGCATGATGAGACTGGCAGTGTTGAGCCTTTTGATATTTATGCACATTCCAAACCTATTAACGGAGTGGTTACTTTTAAGGCGCAACACATTTCCTATAGGCTCAGGAGATCAGTTGTCAGTGGGACAAATATCACAAACTTGCTCATGGCAATAGACATGCTGGAAAGTGCCAGCCCGGACATGGGATTCACTTATGGAGTAGACCGGAATACAGACGGATATATGTCTGCAGCCGATGGGGTGCCGAGGTCTGTGCGTGAGTGCCTGGGAGGTGTTGAGGGCTCTATCCTGGACACTTATGGTGGAGAGTATGAGTTCACACGGTTCCATGTTCATAACTGGCAGAATCGTGGCCAGGTTCGTGATTTTACCATCAGATATGGAAAGAATATGATGGACTTTACTGAGGACACAGATTTTTCAGAAACATATACATCTGTGCTTCCGTACTGGCTGAAAGATAATGCAATCGTAAAAGGCGATGCAGTTTCGTCCGGAGAAGCTTCTTTTGATGGCCGTGATAGAAGAATCCCCTTGAACCTGTCAGACAAGTTTGAGGATAAGCCAACGAAGGCACAGCTTGAAAATATGGCTTTGAATTATCTGCTGAATAATCAGCCATCATTGCCCTCCACGAATATTAAGGTGGATTTTATTCGGCTGCAGGATTCGGATGAATACCATCAGTTTTCTAATCTGCAGAAATGTGGATTGTGTGACTCAATTAAGGTGATATTCCCTATGTACGGGATTGAGAGATATTTCAAGATCGTAAAAGTTGTGTGGGATGTTCTCCTGGAAAGATACATCGAAATGGAGTTGGGCGATCTGTCCACCACTCTTGCAGAGGCTTTGGGTGTTTCTTCTTCCGGGGCTTCCGGATCTGCAACATCTGCCACATTTGAGAGTGGCACCATCACAGGAAGCTCCGTATCAGCAAACAGTTATAAAGATTACGAAGTAACATTCAATAAATCATTCTCCAGCGCTCCTATTGTGGTGGCTTGTTTCCAGAGCACATCCACAGCCGGAGCTTTTGGAAATTGCACCCTTGGAATTGTCAGCACGACGGCCACAGGGTGCACAATCAGGGTGTTCAACGGAGATGCATCCGGAAGGGCGCCTAATATTAACTGGATAGCAGTCAAAGCTTAAGAGGAGAGATATACATGGGAACTGTTAACGTAACCCTGGGAGATGGGAAAAAACTTAATTTAATACTGGGGCAGCAGCTGGAAAATGCTGTTACTGCAGTTGTCTTTGATTTTTCCGCCTGGCAGACAGAATTTGGATCTGGTACTCTTGGCCTGTCTGTCCAGAGGCATGGAGACACACAGCCTTATGCGGTTGTTCCGACAGTGTCCGGGACTAATGCCACATGGAATATTTCTGAACTGGATACCGCCTATAAGGGAGTGGGAGAGGTTCAGGTCACTTATACCGTCGGATCTGTTGTGAAGAAATCCACAGTTTATAAATTTACTGTATATAGATCTCTTGGAGAAAATGGAGAATACCCTTCCCCAGGACAGACCTGGCAGGAAGAGATTGAGGATGAACTTACTGACATAAAGCAGGATTTAGCTGAATACGAACAGATTTTTACGGCAGATGTTGGTGAATCGGTTGCAAATTGGTTGGATGAACATCCAGAGGCAACTACAACAGTCATGGATGGCTCTATAACAAAGGAAAAGCTCTCTGATGATTTGGCAAATATGTTTATAGATGGAGATTACAATATTTCACGATTTAATAATGCGAGCAACCAAGAGACCTTTGTGTATTGGAGACACATTCCGTCCAATTACCAGCCTGCTATTGAATACAGTGGCACTACGGACTATGCGGTAAAACTTGCGAACGAAAATGGAGCTACATGCGCTATCAACGCAAGCAGATGGGATGTAGATACTGATGACTTTTATGGCTATTTTCGAGTCGATGGCACAACTCTTCACGAGAATGATCGCCCAAGCACCGATAACAGCAGGTACATACTGTGCTACAAAGACAACACATTAAGTAGTCACCCTATATCTACACCAACTGCGGATTTAAATGCAGAGAATTATGAATGGGCATTGACAGGGTTTGAAACTATTATAATAGATGGACAGCCTACAGATCGTGCAACACTTGGCAACACATTAAGCACAGATTTCCAACCGAGAAGTTTTATAGCACAAAATTATGATGGTAGCTATATTATCGGATGTTGCGATGGAAGATCGGGCAGAACTAATGGATTCAGGCTTTCTGATATTTACAGATTCCTACTAACTACAGGCTGCGATGTTAAATTCGCATATTCGCTTGATGGTGGTGGCTCAGTAACGCTAGTTGAAAAAGGAGAGAGAGTTAATTCGTATATAAATAATGAGAATAGGAAAATCAAATCCATTATTTATTTCAAGAAACCTAATGCCTACTATAATAATTTCCTAAAAAGCAAGGTAAGTGACATAGAGAATTCTTACAGAGCTGCAGTCAACAGCTATGAGTATAAGCAGGGAGACATTTATGCATACTCGGATGGTTCGACGAAAAACATCGAGTTCCGATCATTCGATACTTTGCTCACACAGGCATATTTAAGATTCCAAAAGGATAGATTCTTCTGCGGTTTTGATAATGATTTTTCTGATAGTGGAACTACATACAACCTGCTGGATGTGGACCCTGATTATTTTTCATGGAACGATCAGAGCAGATATCTGCCAAAGAATTCTAATGAATCGATTGATTATATTGATGAATTGCCATATAACGGAGCAACAGGCATATTTAATGTCAACATTACGTCATCAGCTAATGCGGTGCAACTCGGATTAACTGCGGAAGATTATGGGCAGAGTGTGTATATAACATTCCGTACATCCGTAAATTATGAAGTTTTAATCACAAGAGCAAATATTTTCTTTAGAATTGATCGAGGCGCTTGGATAAGTTCCACATCCTCGACATATACCGCTGGAACGCTTGCAAGCGGAGTCACTGGAGATTTTGGAATTGCTCGCAACGGCAAGACGATTGTGGTAAAGGGTGACTTGTATATTGGGTCCTCATTATCCGCAAATGCGCAAATTGCGTCACAGCTTCCAGAACCAATTACTACACAAAATGGAGCGTTGATTTCAGCAAGTAAGGTTTGCGCTTTGGAAATTGCAACAAACGGAACATTAAAAACGCTTCACGCTGTTCCTGATGGCTATTATTCGATTAGCATGACATATATTGCCTATTAAGGAATACGAAGATGGAGGGATAACATGATAAAAATATTTGGTCAGACTGACAAGATATTTTCCTCCAATGGTGATGTTGTCATTCAGCCTCTTAAAGCTAAAGTCCGTAAAGGAGTGCTTTCCGAACTTCTATTAGATGCAGAAGCACCTTAACAGCAGGACACACATACGCCTTTACACAGATGTTTATTTAAAGCAGACTTTTCGTAAGTAAAAGTGGCAACAAAAAGTTGCATCTTCTTCTGAAAGTTGCCACTTTATTTGACTTTTAACTTTTTAATTTAACTTTTCAACTCAAGAGGAGAAAACACAATGGACTACAAATTTATTTTGGTGGCATGCATTTTCATTGTATTCGATGTGGTGACGGGAGTGCTGCAGGCACTGATCAACGGGACCTTTGAATCTAAGATTATGCGGAAGGGCGGACTCCATAAGATTTGTCTGCTGGTGACCATCGCCTTCGGTGTTGCCCTGGATTACTCCCAGACACTGGTGGAGCTGGGTTTTGAGTTTCCATGTCTGAAGGCCATTGCCGGATACATAACTTTCATGGAGATTCTTAGTTGTATCGAGAATCTAAACCTTGCTTTTCCTAACCTGTTGCCTCAGACACTAATCAAAATGCTTAACCACGCAGCTCAAGAGAATGGAGTTGATGTAGACGATGAGGATCACGATCAGGAAGGATAAGAGATACCCTTACAAGGTGGAGATGGATGGCAAGAAGCTTCTCATCCCCCAGCAAAAGCAATTCGGCGGATTCTGCCAGAGACATGGGTGTTCCGTGACGGCCTGCTCCATCGCCTTACAGTTCGCAGGGGTTAAGCAGGCGGACGGGACCGTCTGGAATCCGAGAGAAATATATCAATATGCAAAGAAGCACATCCCTGGATACAATGGCTCAAAGCTGACAATCTGGGGATGTAAGTCTGTGATCAATAGGATTGCCGGTAAGGAGGTCGCCTTCTGGCATTCCAACAATGGCAGACACGACACCAGCATCCGGGCCGACATTGACAACAACCTAAGAGAAGGCAACATCATTCTCTATGAGGAAAAGAATCCCATCCACACCGTGGTCCTGTTAGGCATAGACAGCAAGGGCAGATACATCGTGGCAACCAATGGAAGGGTAGTCCGGCGGTCACGGGCCGGAGAGATCCGGAAGGCTCTGCACGGAATGCCCGGAGCAAAGAACCAGAAGAACTGGTGGAGCGGACGGGATCACGGTGCCGGGTATGTAGTGATAAAGGGGTGATAATTTGAGAGTATCAAAGAAATGCATAGAAATGGTAAAAGAGTTTGAAGGGTGTTACCTGGAAGCCTATCAGGATGCGGTAGGTGTCTGGACGATTGGTTATGGCATCACCTCATCTGACAAGGCCATCACAGGCAAGTCCATCCGCAAGGGAATGAAGATCTCCCAGGAGACGGCTGAAAGATGGCTGGAAGAATCGCTCAATAAGAAATATCTTCCGCTCGTTCTTAAATACCAGACTACTTATGGCTTTAACACCTCACAGATTGATGCTCTAGTGTCCTTTGCCTACAACATCGGCTCCATTGACGGACTGACAGACAAGGGCAAACGCTCGATCAGAACCATTGAGAGTAAGATTCTGCTCTACAACAAAGCCGGTGGCAGAGAATTAAGAGGCCTGACCAGGAGAAGACTCAGAGAGTTGGAAATGTTCAGAGGTGGCTCTAAGAAGTTTGACGAGGGTTTCCCCGTCCTTCCATCCCGTGGATACTTCCAACTGGCTGACAAGAGTAAGCAGGTCGGACAGGTTCAGAAGCTCCTCACATGGATGGACTTCTACAATGGCAAGATTGATAATGTCTATGGTCCTGAGACGGTCAAGGCAGTCAAGAAGCTGCAGGATCTGATTGGAACCACACAGAATGGAAAGTTTGGAAATAAGTGCCTGCCATGGTGCAAGAAATATAAGAAATAAGAAAAGGGTCAGCGGTTGGTGCTGGCCCTCTTTTTTATGTCCCTTTAATTAAATATAGCTCAGGCTATAGTAAAATAAAGTGACACAAACCTATAAAAAAATCACTTTTGGTTTATGCTTGGATTCATTAGTAAATTCTATGGTTTTAATTAGCCGCTTCCAGAACACAGCTTTTCTTTCCTCCGTCAAATCCTTGTATATTTCCTTCCAATCCTCCGGGACATCCGGCATGATGCTCTGTGGAATGTAAATGGAATTGATCTCTTCCTCCAGGGTTTTTTTCCGTGCCTGATAGGCTTCTTTTTCTATGTCTCCATCTATGTATACTTCTCTCAGACGCTCTAATTTGCCCTCTAACCGCTTTTTCTTTTTTATGCTTACATCCATACCTTTTTGCGTTAATTTGGCCTCTAGCCTGGCGTTATGGATTAATTTGGACAAGTTCTGCATGAGATATTCTTCCAGGTGCGTCTCTATCAGCTGTAGGTGTGGATGAAGTCTATTCTCACAGACATATTTCTTATAAAACACCTTTTCCCCGTCGGCGTGGGTGCGGTAGATCAGTTTGGCAGGCATCCTATTACCACAGTATCCACATTTACACAGACCGCTGAAGAGATAGGTCCGGGGGCCGTAGATCGGTTTTGGTGTCCGTGACCGCTTTACTTCCTGGATTCTTTTCCATTCCTCTTCTGTCATGTAAGGTTCGCACTGATATCCGCCTTTGGCGTGTCCACAGTATGCCTCATTGCTCAACATTTTCATGAAGGTGGAGCGGTCGAGGCTCAGCCCGTACTCGTCACCGGCTTCCAGGGCTTTTCTGGATGAGAAGGTGGATAAGTAGGTCTTAAACATGACAGAGAGGGGAACCTGCTTCTCCGGGTCTTTGATCAGGTCCCTTCCACGGACTAAGTAACCCATGGGAGCCTTGCCGATATAATCACCCCTGGCACGCTTATAGGCAAATGTATCCTTTAATCTGGCGGATGTCTTATCTGCCTCAGATTGTGCCACTGACAGCATGATATTGACCTTAAATACTCCGTCCGGGGTTTCCGTCTCATAGTCTTCCAGGATTGCTTTCCATGGCACTTCGTTCATCTGGGAAACACAGGCATAGTAATCCGGGACTGATCGGAAGAACCGGTCAAGACGAGTAAAGAGGACGATATCTATTTTCTTTTCCTGGCAGTCCTTAAGCATCTCAAGCAGGGCAGGGCGTCGCTTATAGGCTTTTCTGGCCGATATCCCTGCGTCGTTGTATATTTTATAGACTATGAGGTTATTCGCCTTACAATAGGCCTCTAGGGCCGTTATTTGGGTGTCTACAGACATACCCCTTTCACGCTGTTCGATTGTACTAACTTAGGACACGAACATACAAAGCTGCTCGTTTCATTATTTATCACCTTCCTTCTCTTGCATGATTAAAAATTTCATATAATCATATAATCTATTAACATTAGGTTCACTAGCTTTTTCAAGATATTCCATTAGTGTTATTTTCTTAATTAATCCCTTATGACTTATTGAATCATATATGATATAGTCCTCTTTATTGTCCCATCCCATAATATAACCAGGGGTGGTCTGCAAGACATCAGCAATCGCTTTTATTTTGCTTTGCTTGAGGTTTCTTCCATTCATCTCAATCTTATTGATAGATGACCGGCTTTTATAGCCCAGCTTGTCAGCCAGCTCCTGTTGAGTCATGCCAAGAGCTTCTCTTCTTTCCTTTATTCTTTCTCCTATTGTCATATCAAACACCCCCTCTGTAAGGTTATTTTAAACAAAACTATTTTTTTTGTCAACTGAGTGTTGACAAATAGCCAACGATAGTTTATATTTATTGATGTAGGCTAAACGTCTACAAAACATAAGAAAGGAGTGGAAAAATGACAAATACGGCATTACTCAGAGAAAAAATTGACAATGCAGGTATTAAGCTGTCCTTTATCGCTAAAAAGCTTGGAATGAGCCGTCAGTATCTTGACAAAAAACTAAAAGACGGTTCTGACTTCAAGGCGTATCAGATGATAATCCTTGTTGACATCCTCCATCTTTCTGACGATGAAGCGACAGCCATTTTTTATGCCGAAAGTGTAGGCTAATAGCCAACAAAATAGGAGGTGGATTATGGCAAAAAGGACACCTGTAAAAGCAATCCGGGCAAAATGTCTTGACTGCTGTTGTGGCCAGGCTCAAGAGGTACGTCTCTGTATTGACGAAGAATGCCCACTATGGGAGTACAGAATGGGCCATAGACCTAAAGAGGATAAATTGCCTGCCGAAGATGAGAAAACCGAAAAAAGCTAAGCTAGCCTATGGTTTTTTGTGAAGGAGGCATGCATATGGCCGAAAAGATTCTAACAATTCTTCTGGAACTCTGGGCCGACCAACATGGCTTGGAGATCCAGGAGCTGATTATTACAGAAAAGGAGGAGGCATCATGACATTTATCATTTTACCCATGGCCACGATGGCGATCGGGTTCCTGCTGGGGATTATCACAGCGGACACCATCGGAGGCGACAAGAGAATTGACAAGATGGAGAGACAGATCAAGAGATTAGAGAGGAGGCTGGAGGGATGAATTTTGAAGTTGGATTTCGCGGTGAAGAGGTTCAGATCTCATTTGACTCACAAGAAGTATTAAAAAAGTTTATTGGGATACTGGAAGATGTTGCAAAGTCTGAGCTTATTAATGGACACCTTGAGAACACAAGAGATACTATTAATTTTTTGCTCGCATTAAAAGCAGTATATCCACACATGAAAAAGGAGGTATAGGGATGACACTTTACGATCTTAACGTGCAGATGCAAACCATTTTAGAGATGGCAGAAGACACCGAACTTGACCCTCAGTTGATCGCCGACACCCTGGAAGGATTGGAGGGTGAAGTCGAGGACAAGCTGGATTCCTATGGAATCGTTATGAATGAGTTACTTATGGATGTGGAAAAGATTGACGTCGAACTTAAGCGACTGACCGACACAAAGAAACGCATCAACAGGAACATCGACAGAATGAAAGAAGCGGTCAAGGCTTCCATGGACTTAATGGGCAAGAAAAAGGTCCAGGGTAATCATTTTACATGGCAGATTCAGAAAAACGGGGGCAAGGCTCCACTGATCATTGATGAGGACATGCCTGCCATTTCTCTTCCAGAAGAATATCAGCTCTGGGATGTAAAGCCAAACAAGGAAGTAATCAGACAAGACCTGGAAGCAGGGAAAGAGTTGCCCTATGCCCGGCTGGGTGAGCGTGGGGAATCATTAAGATTGAAATGAGGTGATTAGATGGGAATCCCAGTCATGATCCTGGGAGCGACCGGCTCCGGAAAGACCTACTCCATCAAGAATTTTGATGTGGACGAGGTGGGAATCTTTTCCGTGGAAAAAGGCCGGCTGCCATTCAAGAAAAAATTCAAGGTTGCCAAGAATGCGACCTATCAAACCATTTTCCAGGCTCTGTCTAACCCAAAACTGAAAACATATGTCATTGATGATAGCCAGTATTTATTAGTCAATGAAATGTTTGACCGGGCAAAAGACACCGGCTATGGAAAATTTACAGACATGGCCCTAAATTTCCGGAACCTTATCCACTATATCAATCAACGGGTTCCGGATGATGTAATTGTTTATTTCCTGCACCATGCCGAACAGACCGACGATGGCAGAACCAAGGCCAAGACCATCGGCAGGATGTTGGATCAGCAGCTGACCGTGGAAGGATGTTTTGATATCGTTCTGCTCACATCAGTACAAGGCCAGGAACATTACTTTATAACACAAAGCGACGGATACACCACCGCCAAGTCACCAGAAGGAATGTTTGAACCGCAGATCCCTAATGACTTGAAAACCGTTGATGATGCAATCCGTCTCTATTGGGAATTATAGCACATTTTGAAGGGAAGTGATAGTTTTTGGGATTAGCTTATTTACCAGACGGGACCATGATGAAGTATCACGATTATATTAAGAAGCATCCCCACTGGCAGAAGGTGAGACAGGCCAGACTTAAATATGATGGTTATAAGTGTGTTGTCTGTAAACGTGATCTAAAAGGTGAGCCATATCAGACACACCACCTGTCTTATCAGAGATTAGGCCGGGAGCGGATCAGGGATGTGGTCACGATGTGCGACAGCTGCCATCATACTTTCCACCGAAATTGGGTCAAGTCTAATTTCTGGGAGGGAAAAGAAGAAGGCCACTGGGATGTATACGATCTGACGCATACGGCCCGGTTATGTGCCGAATACTGGAAAACAGACCGACTTATCTGCAAAGATGCGGACGCCCCAAACCTATGCAACCGAGATGTCTGCATGCAGCTGATAGAACTATATTACAAAGACTTTATTATCGGCGGAAGCCCAGTTATTGATCCGAATGACATATCTCTATTTATTAGGAACAAAAGATATGAACTGTTCTTTGATGCGGAAGATAAAGGCATGACTGTAGAAGAGTTCCTGGATGATTATTATGGGCCAAAGGTCAGAGGGAAAAATCCACTACGGCAGGAAGCTGGAAGAAAAAACGGGCCGTTTGACCATACGCCGGAATCATTCCACCGGCATTATAAAGAAAATAAAAACATTCTTATTCTTATGGAGGAGGCAAAAAAGTATGAATAAACCAAGCGGATATGATGAAGCAAGAGCAATCGGAAGTTACATTCCCCCGGAAGTAGGTGGGCATTATTGCACGATCAAGCAGGTATCAGAGACAAAGAGCAAAACAGGGAAAGACATGATTGTTGTTCTTTTTGATTTCTGCTCTCCGGATCAGCAAGCAGGATATTTTGAGAAGGCGTTCAAAGAGGACACCAGGGATGATAAGAAGTGGCCTTTTGCCGGAACCAAATACATTATGGTTAATGATTATCAGGACCCCAAAAAGACCAGCCGGCAGTTCAAGACATTCTGCTTCAACTTTGAAAAATCAAACCAGTGTGAAGTGACCTGGGAAGGAAAAGACTGGGGCAAACAGTTTAAGGGCAAGAAGATCGGCGTTATTTTCGGCCAGGAGGAAAGCGAATGGGATGGAAAGAAAAGAATGCGGACCGTGCCTGTTTACTGGTGTGAGTTCTCTAAGGCAAAGGAGCAAAACATTCCGGAACCAAAATATCTGCAGCCATCTGCTCCGGTTAATCCGGCACCAACAACTTATGACAACGACTTTATGAGTATTCCAGAAGGAGCAGATGAAGAAATCCCATTCTAGGGAGAAGGGGCAGCATGAATGAAATTATTAATTCAAAAGAATTATGTTCTGCCATCGATATATTAAAGCCCAATCATCAACTCTTTGAAATCAGGATTTTAGGGGCAGATAGAAGGAAATCACTCAGCGGATACTTCCGATCATCTGCCTCCCTCCTGAGGGCGTTGGAAAAAGTAGACCTTCGGAATACGAATGTATACATCACTTTAAATACGCTTGACGATGCTCTTTATTCCCGGAATCAAAAAGACAGGTTTGTCAATAACGCACAATCCACATCAGATACAGAGGTAAACAGATATCAGTGGCTATTTGTGGACTTAGATCCCATACGAATAGCCGGGGTTTCTTCGTCTGATGAGGAACTTAAAAAAGCCGATGAACTAAAAGAAGAGGTAAAAGCATATCTTTCCGGCCGGGGCTTTTCTGCTCCAATAGAGGCGATATCTGGCAACGGGTATCACCTTTTATATCGTATAGACCTGCCGGTTAATGACGAAACAAAGGATTTGGTCAGGGCCTGCCTTGAAGCTTTATCCGGAAGATTTGATAATGCTGAGGTTAAGATTGATACGATTAACCATAACCCGTCACGAATCTGCAAGCTTTATGGGACATTGGCACAAAAGGGAGCGAACACGCCAGAGAGGCCATTCCGGCAAAGTCGGATAATAAATGCACCGGATCCGATTGAAATCACCAACACAGACATGCTGGTGGCTCTGGCAGCGGAGGCAAAAACTGAAGGAAGGAAAGCAGCACCACAGCAGAGAAGGGCGTCAAAGGATTTCAACCTGCGAGAATGGCTGTCTACTTATGGTCTGACATACAGAGAGAAGCCAGGAAGGGACTGCAAAATTCTCGAATTAGATGAATGCCCCTTTGATCCCAGTCATAAAAATGGTGATTCCAAGATCTTTGAGTATACTGATGGGAAAATTGCTTTCAAGTGCCATCATAACTCATGTCGAGGCAAGGTGTGGCAGGATGTCCGTGAAAAGTTTGAGCCGGATGCTTATGACTGGAAGAATGACGAGGAACGTATTGACTCAGGATATCAACGGCACAAAAAGAAGCAAGAGCAGATTCCTGCAGAAGAGCCAAAGAAGGAAAAGCCGAAAAAAATCAGGAAACTAAAAACGGCGGAAGCCCTCATGGCTAAGGACATTCCAGATCCTAAGATTTTTGTAGGAGTAGGGAGTGAGTTGCCATTGCTGGTAGAGGGGACCTGCATCCTGTCCGCAAAGCCAAAGCTTGGAAAGTCATGGTTCGCCCTGGCGATGTGTCTGGCCGTGGCAAGGGGTGAAGATTTCCTGGGGTATAAGACAAAGAAGAGTTCAACCCTTTACCTTGACCTTGAGACAAGCGAATCCATTCAAAAGAAAAGGCTGCTGAAGGCTCTCCATGGGCAAGATGTTCCAAAGAATTTCTATCTTGAAACAGAGACGGAGGCCATTGGCAACGGATTCATTGAGCAGATAGAAGCGTACATGAAGGAAGATCCAAGCATAGGGGTTGTGGTCATTGATGTATTCCAGATTATCCGATCACCCTCAAAGAACTTCAAGGAGTCAGAATATGAGCATGCATATCGCGACTTAACGCCATTAAATGAACTGGCTCAGCGATATCATATCTCTATCGTTCTTGTTTGCCATGATCGGAAGGCCGTGGACCCAGAGGATCCGTTTTCAAACATACTTGGTTCTACTGGTCTGCAGGGTGCAGCTACACAGATGATTGTGATGTTTAAAAAGAAGAAGGATGATCCGATTCATGTTTCTGTGAAGGGCAAAACAATCGATGGCCTTCCAGATCTGGATGTGGTTCTTGATAATGCTCAATGGTCAATTACAGAGCGTGGCAACAGTGATGAAAAGGAAAAGGAAATCGCCCGGATGGAATATCTATCATCTGACATCCGGCAGGCGGTCATAACACTCGCAACCAGGGAAGGTGGTTGGCATGGTAGATGTAGTTCTTTGATAAATGATGCCGTGGATAATAACATCCCAGTTACTGACACACCTAAGCAGGTCGGCAGTTTTCTGCATCGGCATCAAGGAAGGTTTTTGAAGGAAGACCACATCAAGGTAGAGATAATTAGCAACGGATCTGGTGGCAAAACTTACAGATTTACCGTGTTTACCGTTGATACCGTTGATGCTACCGTTGATGCACCGTTGATGAATTGGCAGAGAGCTAGTAAACAAGAGGCTCTCGAAAATCCATTTACATAAAAACTGTTAAATATTTTTAATAAACTACCGTTGATGCTACCGTTGATGCACCGTTGATAGAGCATGATTTACCGTTGATATCAACGGTACCAACGGTAATCAACGGTAAGTATTAAAAAAGAGGTTTGCATGGAAAAGTTAAAAACAATTAATAGCCTGATCAATGACATTTGGAAGCTAATCAAAGCAAATCCCAATCCAGTCACTGAGGCGGAATGGGAGAAGCTTCTGGAAGAGGGCAAGGTGATCGACAACAATCCAAAGTATGCCGATGTGGAACCACTGGCGAGGCATTGGATTAACAACTATGTATTTTGGTTAGAAGGGAAACTAACATGAAACGAAAAAGCAAAGGTCAGCTGGCACGTGAAGAAAAGCTGACACAGCGAGAGGCTAACGCAGTCAATAGTATGCTAACAGACCCGTGGTTCTCTAAGCTGCCGGTGCCGGTCCAGATCAAGATAACCAGCTTCATTAAGGAAAAGGTGGATACTCATATTAACGTATATGAGCTGATGGGATACGAAAAGGGCATGCTCGACTGTATGGCCTGCGTCATCCAGGTACTGGCAGAGGACTACTGGAAGAAGGCACCTATCCGCAAGTGGAATAAGTTTACTTATGATGTCGCCAATCTCATGAACTCACATCTTAGACAGGTGGTGACCTGGGACGAGATGAGGGAATACATCAAGGAGAAGACAGGGATGGAGATTGTTAAGGAGTTTAAGGGTGAGGACAAGAGGCCGACACCTAAGGATCTGTTTGGGGAGGCGAGTTAGATGCGAATCGGCCTGATTGATGTTGACGGTCATAACTTCCCTAATCTCCCATTGATGAAGTTGTCAGCATGGTACAAGAAGCAGGGTGATTCTGTAGAGTGGTATTTCCCGTTGCTACACGCTCAGGAACCTCCATTGGACAGGGTTTATGTGTCAAAGATATTTTCCTTTAGTCGTGATGTCGATTATCCCATAAATGCCAAGGAGATAATAAAGGCAGGTTCTGGGTATTGCATTAAGTTGGTAAATGGAAAAGAAATCTATGACAAAAGCATGGAGAAGAATCTCCCAGATGAGATTGAACACATCTATCCTGACTATTCACTTTACCCAGAATACACAGAAAATTGTGCTTTTGGCTTCCTTACTCGTGGCTGTCCCCGTGGCTGTGGTTTCTGCCATGTGGCAGCCAAAGAGGGACGAAGATCTTACAAAGTGGCAGATCTGCATGAGTTCTGGAGAGGACAGAAAAAGATTATTCTGTGTGACCCCAACATCCTTGCCTGTCCTGATCACATGGATCTGCTTCAGCAATTGGCAGACAGTAAGGCAAAAGTGGAATTAAATCAGGGCATAGACATTCGTCTGGTTAATGACAGAAATCTTGAACTGTTGCGACAGATAAAACTGGACAAGATTCATGTGGCGTTTGATCGGTATCAGGACAGAGAAATCATCATGCCAAAGATTGAAGCATTTTGCAAGGCTACGGGATTTAGTAGAAGCAAGGGAGGTATGATGTGTTATATCTTGGTGAACTATGACACAACACTAGAACAAGACATCGAACGGATTCAGTTCTGCCGGAAGATGAACATCTCTCCATATCCAATGATATATGACAAGGAACACTGTGATCCGATTTATCGCAAATTGCAAAGATGGTGCAATAATTTCATCTTTTGGGGATGTCCGACCTTTGAAGAATACGGGAGGAAATGAATGAATAACTTATGGATACTATTCGGCATCGCCTTCATGATCTGGGTGTTTGCCACGATGTAGGAGGGCTTTATGAGTATATCAAATGCGATTTTGGCAGGAGCTATCATAATAGCCTTTGCCATCTTTTGGACTGATTTTTAAATGGAGGTTGGTACTTTTATGTCGGATACTAAGAAACAAGAGATTTGTGAATATTGTCATGAAGATAGTGATGGATATGTAAAACCTATAGAAAAGAATGGTCATGCATATATACATTTTGGCATGAATGGATGGTGTCTTGAGTTGAGTGCAAAAGGATGGCACGGCGGGGCAAAAATCAATTATTGTCCTATGTGTGGGAGGAGATTTTAGTGGGACTGGTCAATACTGATAAATTCAAAAAATGGATGCTAGAAAACTCCATAAATAATCGGGAGATAGAAGAATCCAAGCAGATAGGAATTTGGCTTGATACGTTTGAAGCCATGCAGAACGAACAGCCTGACTGTGAAGATTGCATCAAGCACGACGGTGACTTGGAATGTGATAGAGTGCATTGCCATAAGGGAGATGCTATCAGCAGAACGGCGGCGATTGATGCGCTTGAAAACACAAAGGAGGTTGCAAAATGAGAGTTTTAATTGCATGCGAAGAATCGCAACGAGTTTGCATGGAGTTCAGAGAACGTGGGCACGAAGCATATAGCTGCGATATACAAAAATGTTCGGGGGGGATGCCGAAGTGGCACATTCTCATGGACGCAAGAGCCGTTATAAATGGTAGAATGATGAGATTGCAAACAGGTGAAAAGTTCTATGTCGATAAATGGGATATGATAATAGCGCATCCACCTTGTACATATTTATCTAATGCCGCAACAAGAAGTCACAGCGTTAGAATGACACCAATAAACTGGATAAATGCGAGGACACTGAACAGAATTGAGGCGATGGCATTTTTTATGGATTTTGTAAATGCAAACTGTGAAAAAATAGCTATCGAGAACCCTGTCGGCGTAATGAATACTTGTTATAGAAAACCCGACCAATCTATCGACCCATATATGTTTTCTGATGGGAAAGCAGATGAAGATAATTTTGTCACTAAAAAGACATGCTTATGGCTTAAAGGCTTAAAGCCGTTAGAGCCAACATACACAGGGGAACGACCTAATAATCATGAGTTGTTCGGAACATATAAAAACGGTAAAGCAAAAGTCTGGGAAGATACAGCCGTGAATGGAGGGTTTGCCAGAAGCAAGACATTTCCCGGAATAGCAAAAGCAATGGCTGAACAATGGGGGTAAACAGGATGAGCGATTTAATCAGCAGACAGGATGCGATTGACGCGTTTTGGAAACTTGAAGCGGAACTAAGACCATCAGCGATTGATGCTGTATTGGATATGCTTAAAAACTTGCCATCCGTACAGCCAGAAATAATTCGGTGCGGTCAATGTAAGTATGTAGAAGTGGCAGACTCGGAAGATAGCCAAGACGGATATACCTGCCAATTTCATCGGGGAAGCATCTGGTTTAGCGGTAGCTATTGCTCATGGGCAGAATTGAGAGGTGATTCAAATGAAAATTAGTATCTGCGGAATCCCGCACGAAATAGTCTATGCGAATGATGTGTTTAATACTGATACACATTACGGCCAGATTGATTATGGTAAAGCAGTAATAAAGATAAGCGAAGATGTTTCAAAGGAACAGCAGGACGAAGCACTGTGCCACGAGATTTTACACGGGATTTTAGTTCATATCGGAAAGGACGAACTTTCACAAGATGAGTCTTTTGTCCAGTGTTTGTCTAATGCCTTATATCAGAGTTTTGATCCTAAAATATATGAGGGGTGTTTCTGATGAGGTTAATTGATGCGGATGCTTTTGATAAGTGTTTAGAACAGGCAGAAATAGAAGCAACGAAGAGACAAAAATATGTGTTTAGTAGTGCAATAAATACGATTCGTGGAAACTTGGCAAACTTTCCACCTATCAATCAATGGATTCCATGCTCTGAGAGGTTGCCTGAAGATGAGTATGTGCTTATTAGCAAAAAACCAACAAAGATATCGGGTAGCAAATGGAGCGTGGCTATAGCCATACGAACAGCAGACCCAAGAAGTAGAAAAATCCAATGGAGAGATAGTGGATTCGGCATTATACAGGACGATAAAGTGCTTGCATGGCAGCCACTACCAGAACCGTATAAAGAGGAGGAAGAAGAATGATTCAGATTGACATGGAATCCATTGAAAAATTATTAAAGTTCGTAAAAGAGGGCAATGAGGTTCATATGGAGTTTGAACCACACAGGACAATCATTGAGGTTATGCCGTGGAAACCATTTGAATACAATTGCCCGTATAAGGAGGGGGAGGAATGACTACCATGTTCGCATTTCTAATTGGTTTGTTCATCGGTGAGATTGTCGGCCTTATCACGGGCGCGGTTCTCTCCTCGGCAGGAGGTGATGACCATGATGGATTTTAATCCCCGCAAATGGAAAAGCACACGGATGATCAGAGGTTACACCTACAGCATGAAGCATGACGCAAAGTGGACGCTGGAGAGGCTCCACGGCATCCAGTACCGCATCGTAGAGCGCCGGTTCTTCCATCAGCCATCCGCCTGGCATGACAGCATAGTATGGGGATGGATCAAGTTCAAAGAACCGTTACAGCTATGGGACGCTATGGAAGCCGGACTGGTTCCCATATTCCGGCAGGAGGTGAGCAGATGAGTGATATCAAGATATGCCCTGTCTGCAATAGTCCGTTCCCTATCAACTCCCGATATGGCAAGAAAAAGAAATATTGTTCCATCCGATGCAAAACGATCTATAACCGCAAGATGGAAAAGGAACGAGCCAAAGAGCGAAAGCTGATGGAGGACGGTCTTGCGTATGACAGTACTAAAGCCATGCACATGGGATTATCTTATGGCCAGTGGATGGCAATAAAGGAAGGAAGATGTTAAGTTGAGATACTATCAGCGCCAGAAGCATAACCCTTACATCCTGCCGAAGCCTGTCTATGTGCAGACTATCTGGCAGATCAAAGGATACTACCTGCTGAAAGAGCGCATTGATGACATTATTAATTCTACACCAACCCCCGACGGAATGCCAAAGGGTAACCACATATCAGATCCAACCGCTGCCAAAGGGACAAAGATTGCCAGGTTCCAGTCCGTGGTTAATATCATAGACGAGGAACACAAGAAGATCCCGGAGGAATATCGGACCGGAGTATGGAACTCAATCCACTACAGTACACGGTTCCCGGATGATGCGGATGTAACTACTTACTCCCGACACAAAAGTCGGTTCATCTACAATGTGGCCATCCGGTTAGGATTCTATTAAAGTTGCAATCCGGGGGAAAAAAATATGTGATATAGTAGTATCGTGAGAAGGTGGGCATGTTAGACATTCCCATCTTTTCTTTTCCACCATGGACGGCACACATCGTCCGTCATCGATGCAAAGGGGCGACACACATCGCTCCTTTTCATTTTGCATATTAACGGTCACAACGCACATCCCTGCGGCTTTTTATAACTTTTTCGCCGTTCGTTGGGCTTCCTCCTTTCATGTGCAAACAAAGGTCAATACCTCCCGTGGTGCCGCCAGGGCATCAATCCACAAGGGATGGCGCTGTGGCATCAGATAAGCAGGAGGAATGCCATGAGGTCTGACAGAACCCCCGGTAATCGTGCAGCATTTGAGGCAGCCAGGAAGAAGATACTTGCCACCCAGACCCATTGCGGAATCTGTGGAAAGCCTGTTGATTTCAGCTATCGTTATCCTCATCCTCTGTCTGCTACTGTTGATCATATAATACCAGTTGCTAAAGGCGGACATCCTTCAGACATAGACAACTTACAGTTGGCACACCGATGCTGTAACCGTCAGAAGAGTGACAAGTTGATGGATGTAAGACAAGTTGAAGAGGTTGATCAGCTGGTCCCAAATGATTTATTAGAACAACATTGTGATTGGAAACATTATCGAGCAAGGTAGGGGGATACCTCCCTCCCAGCCCCCACG